TTGACTTCATCAAAGATTTTGGTTCTAATATTATTAATCATAATTTCTCCATTGTTTGATCACGAACTTCATCTCTGACTTTCCTCCCGACTTTATTCTTGACATTCTCCCAGACTTCATCTCTGACTTTATCACAGACTTTATCATAGACTTCACCCCGGACTCTACCCTCGACTTTATCTAAAATTTTTTTCCGAACTTCATCCCAAACTTTATCCCAGACTTTATTTCTGACTTTCTCTCTGATTTTATCTCTGACTTTTCTCTCAGTTTCATCCCAGACTTTATTCCCGACTTTATCATAGACTTCGTCACAGACTTTATCCCCGACTTTATCTCTAATATTATTAATCATAATTTCTCCATTGTTTGATCACGAATTTTATCCCAGACTTTATCCATAACTTCATTCCAGACTTTACCCCCGACTTTATCATAGACTTCATCCCAAACTTTATCCCAGACTTTACTCCAGACTTTATTCCTGACTTCGTCTCTAATATTATCAATCATAATTTCCCCATTGTTTGATCACGAACTTCATCTCTGACTTTCCTCCCGACTTTATTCTTGACTTCATTCCTGACTTTACCCCAGACTTTATTTCTGACTTTACCCCAGACTTTATTCTCGGCTTTATCTAAAATTTTTCTCCAAACTTTATTCTCGACTTTATTTCTGACTTTATCATAGACTCTATCCTCGACTTTACCATAGACTTCATCTCTAATATTATCCATGTTTATTCCTCCAAATTACAATATACCAGAATTTTTTTTATTTGTCAAGCTTTTTTAATGTAAAAAAATCAATATTATCGCTTAAAAATTTTTTAAATTGAGGTATTGTAACAGCGATTAATCCGTTGTCTAGACTATTTCTATACGTCCGTATAAATATAAAATCATTAGATTTATTCATCTTATATTTTGTATTTTTATCCTTTATATCTGTGCCGGAAACAATTGCCCCGGCCGCCATAGCTTTTAAGGCATTATCAATTGTACTATTAAACAATGTCATGATTTCTCCTTTGTTTTAATCTTCGTATCCAGTGCCCTTGCATTCAGGACATTTATCGACTATAAAATCAATACCTTGAGTTATGAAATACTCAATTCCCGAGCCGTCACAACGCGGACATTTCATTTTTTCAAGTACTAAGATTTCTTTTGTCAATTTATCTATTGTCATCATTTTGTTTTCAATCTCATCTTCAAGATCATCTATCCTTGATTCTAACTGCTTTATTTTTACATTCAAAGTCGTCATAACTCCTCCAGCTGATCAATTATCCTTTGCGCCTGTGCTTTTGTCGTTGTTGACACGACCCGCTCATTATTTTTATCCAGCACAGTATATATGATTTGTTTTTTACCGTTAACCTCTTTTAATTGTTCAATTATTTTATACATCTTATCTCTCCTTTTATTTATCTGCGTTCATAAGGTAGCCAAATTTTTAATATTTCTAAGAGGATAATATAATCATTGATTTTCACTTTAATTTTATCATCATTAGGAGATCTCTTTGCATCTAGTCGTAACTCGTCTAATATTTTTTCATACTCTTTTATTTTTATCCAGCTCAAGTATTTTTCTCCTTTCAGTTTTTCTTTCATCTTTTTTAAACAACAATATTGTTTCAAAATCTCTTAATTGTTGTATGTATAACAATGCTGTCTCTTGATCGTAAAAAAATAATTTCTTTATTGTTTTATCTCCGCCTACACGATGCGTTAAATGTCTAACAATATACATCTATTCCTCCTCTTTAAATAAAGCTTTAGAATAGCTTTGTGCTGCCCGATTTGCAAGCAAAGATACATGTTGTGTATATAATATGATAAAGATCAAAGTTAACAATACAGCCAGATAAAAACAAATAGCATCTTTCATAAATTCTCCTCTTCTACAAATTCCCCACCTATCAATTTATAAAATGTATCCTCTTTTATTTTCTTTCCATCTATTTTTTCTGTTTTAACGCATACCGGGATGATATTTTGTGCATCATTATTATATTCCCACTCTGCCAGTGTCATCCAATTGCCAATCTTACCCTTTGCAACAGACCCGCGTCCAATAGCCGCGATGACAGAGTATTTGCCGGTTGATTCATGTCTTGAACCATCTCCTGTACTTGCATGGCTTGCGCGGCTCCGGCTACTAATGTGGCTTGTTGAGTCTCCTGCACTAACGTGACTTGCACGTACTCCACTACTTACATGACTTGCACAATATCCACTACTTACATGACTTGCACAATATCCGCTGCTCACATGCTCAGCATAGTCTCCCGTGCTTGCTTGACTGATAAAGTCTCCGCTACTAACATGCTTAGTATGATCTCCTGCACTTGCTTGACTGGCATAGTCTTTGTCGTCGGTGTGTCCGACACAATGTCCGTCGCTTGCTTTTTGCATAACACACTCCTTTTTTTAATTAAATTATATGTATAATATACCCTTTTGACACTAGCAAATTATAATACTTTAATGATATACGCTTAATATATATCTGTTTACTTTTTATGATTTTATTCATAGTACACCTCAATCGATTTACTATATACAAACTTTGCAGCTACGAGACTTTTGATAGATCGCCGTCTTGCTGATCGCCTGAGTAACGTCTTGATAAATTTATACATATTAACCCCTCTTTATCCACAGATATAGTAACCATTATTAATAATGTCATAAGTATAAGCGTCATGTTGTATAGCTTCAAATTTACTTACTTGTTTAAACGTGCCTAGCCCTAATTTATTTGAATTTTTAAGATAATATAATGTAGCACGTCTACGCTCATCGACAAACAAGATACTTTCTTGATTAAATTTTTTTGCAATTGATAAGATATCTGCTTTATCAGAGTCATTTCTGAACTGGCAGTAAAAACTATCCTCCTCGCGCTGTTTATATTGTCCACGCACAATTTTAAAGGGGATATGCAGTTGAGCTAGTTTGCCGGCAATATCATGAGTATTGATACAATTTGTGCTAATATCGCAGTCTGATTGATACACACTAAAGATGATAAAAGGTTTATGTTTTACTTGTTCTAATTCTCTCATAACACACCTCCTAAAAAATTAATATTTAGTAACCCCTCTGATTATTAATATAGCACAACGTATACAATAAGTCAATCTTTTTTTTACTTAATTTAAAAATATATCAGTGCAATAAATATACCATAAGATAACATATTGATTTAATTATTACTTTAAGATATATCTTAAAATTAATATGTCAATAGTTTATACACTGTTTACTATATTATTAAATGATAACATAATGTTATCTAGTTGTATATGATTTTATCATGTACATAATATGTACAGATTAATAAACATATATATATATATATATATATATATATTAAGGATAGAGCGTTCTGACTGAGTGAGTTTGGCATGTTTAGAGACAACAGAGGATGACAGAAGGATTACAGAGGGGACGACAAGAGGGACAACAAGAGGACTACCGAGGGACAACAAGAGGGACAACAAGAGGACGACAAGAGGACGTGTGTATAAACACAAATAAAAACACCCACTTACAGACAATGACCATACATATATGGCAACGTATGGCAATGTATGGTAATGTATGGTAATGTATGGCAACGCCAATCACAGACGTGGGGGGTGGGGGTTGAAATAGTGTAGGATAATAAAGGGTTAGTACACAGACGCACCATAAGGTGAAATTTTTAACACCCCCTTTTTTAAGTATGATTTAGACCGTGATCATAATATTATATTGATCAGTTATATGAACGCATAGTCTTATAAATAGGATTATCGTATAAATAAACCCTTAATTATAGCATGAGTAGTCAGTGAGTAGTCGGCGCGGAATAAATCTTAACCCTGGCAGAACTTTAATATACTTATGACATGCCGGCTAAGAATGTATTATATAATAGACATTGTATCAATATATTCGATTTAGTAACACATAAATGTTACTAAATCATTGATATACCTGATATAAATATATTAAGATATGTATTATCCCGGCAATGTTTGAATTAATATGTCAATGTAATTAGACTACGACCGGTTTGCACCAAGAAGTATTCGTTAACAATGTGATTTTTGGTTTTGTCAAGAAGTTATCTTGTTTAATTAAAAATTTTTTTTATATGGGAAAAAAATTTTAAGATGTCTAAACTTTGTTTTCTGTCCCTCATGTTGTTTATACTTCTATTATACCATATTTTTACAAAAAAGTCAAGATATTTCTTCAATTATTTTTATTTTAATTTATTTTATTTTTTTCTTGACAAAGATATCTGGTTATGCTATAGTGTATATAAGGAGATAAAATATGAATATAATTAGGAGGTAAAATATGAATATAATTAGAAGAAACATATATCTTACATCTGATTGGCATCTTAGACATGAAAATATAATAAAATATTGTAATAGGCCTTTTGTAAATTGTGATGAGATGGAGCGAATAATTATAAGAAATTATAGATGTTGTGTAAGAGATATTGATGTTGTTTTTTTCCTGGGTGATATAGGGTTATATGATTTTAAACATGTTAAAGAAATTATAAGTAGTTTACCGGGGAAAAAGATATTGATCAGGGGTAATCATGATAAGTGGGGAGATACATCTTATTATAATGCTGGATTTGATGTGGTGTTGCAAAGTGCTAGTATGAAAGTTGGTAAGAATATTATAACTTTAGGACATTATCCGAGAAGAACTTTATCTGAATTTATAAGACTTATGATATTATATTGGAAAGATCCTAATAAGAGGGCTAAATCTTTTAAACACAAATGGGGAAGGTTCCTGCGAGAATGGAAGAAACATGAGCGGCCTGTTGGCAGTCAGTTACACTTATGTGGGCATGTCCATGAGAAATGGAAGGTGAATGGGAACAACATAAATATTGGTGTGGATGTGTGGGATTTTAAACCTGTTAATTTAAACGATCTTATTAATTTATAAAGGAGGAGCATAGTGTATAAATTTATCAAGACACCGGACCCGGATAATCATTTTGAATGTGCATCTGTAGAAATGGAAGTAAATACTGTAGATTTACATGTTCTTTTAGAAGAATTTCAAGGCTTTCTAACCGCCTGTGGATTTCGGATTAACGGAGAAATAGATATAGTAAAGGAGGATAAATGAAGAATAAAGTTATAAAAATTCTTAGAAGATTAAGACAAAATAATGATATTGTTGAGGATTATAATTTTCCGGAAGAACAGAGGAAGAGAATTAAACAAATGGAAGAATTAGAGATTGATTCATTTAATTATGCTCTGGAAATAGCTGAAAAAATTATTGATAAAGAAATTTGAGGGAAAGTATGGATAAATTTAAACTTAAAGAAAAGGTTATCTCTAAAATGGGCATGTATGGTTTATGCGAACCAGGCTCTGATAATCCAATTCTTTTTACAGCGGAGTTTTATCATATTTGTAAGAAATTAAAAATGTTTGATAAAGATGATTCTGACAGACTTGATAAGGCCTTATTGTTTTTGACAGAAAGCCCGGGCCTATTTAATAGAAGACCAAAATTGAACACACGAAAAGAAGACCATGATAATTATGTTGGGATCGTTTCTTGTTCTGTATTGTCGAAGTATGCCCGAAAATGTCTTGAAAATATCTTGTGGTATGGTGAGCATAACTTCTATTCATACGATAATACTCGTGTAAATACATATAGTTTTGATTGCCAAAGGCAAGGTTTTGACATATTTCTTTATAAAGTTGCTGCCGGCCATTCTCCGTGGCATTGGTTTGGGATTAATTATCTGTGGTTCATAGGCAAAATCTTTTTTGAGTTTAAATTCAAAGGAAAAGAATTTGAACACACTTCATCTCATTTACTTAGCTGGCTTCGATTCTTAACTATAGGTGATAATAAGTGGGTGAAACCTATCAAGAATTATTGGATTAAAAAAATGAAGAAAAAGTATGGGGAGAAATGGCTTTTGACTATATTTAGGATATATTTTGGGGTATATAGTGAATTATCTGAATTAATTGAATGGCTTAACCCAGAGGATTATGTATGAGTCAAAATTCGCAAAAAAAGAAAGCATCTTCTCGTAAGTATGCTAATAGTAATAAAGGTCAGGAAAAAAAAATAAGAAATGGACGGAACATAATTTGAAGAAAGTTAATGATACAAAATTGAAATGTCATTTTAAGAAGATTTATAAAATATCTAAAAAAGATTATGATGAGCTGTGCAAAAAGCAAGCGTATCGTTGTAAAATTTGTGGGGAATTACCGAGTAAAGGCAAGAGGTTATGTGTTGATCATGATCATAGTATTGGCAAAGTTCGTGGTTTATTATGCCATAAATGTAACACCGGGTTAGGGATGTTTCAGGATAGTGCTACAATTATGCGTAAGGCTATCAAATATTTAAATTTACCTATTGAACGACCTAAAGCCATAGCAATTGATTTAGATGATTGCGTTCTTAATTTTTTGCATGTTTTATTGCGGCTGCATAATGAGATTCACAAGACGGCTTATCGACCACGAGATATGCGTAAATGGGTATTGCCGGAAGACGTCGCTCAAACATTCAAAGATTATGAGGAGTATTTATATGCTTCTTTGTCTAAGAAACCTGGAGTTGAGGAGGCATTAAAACGAATAAGAGCTAAGAATTACAAAATTGTTTTTATTACTGCACGAAATGAAAAATTTAGAGAAGCTACAGAATTTAATCTTAAGAGATTAGGTATAGAATTTGATGAGTTGTTTTTCAATTCTCGTAAAGCGTTAAAATTAAATCGATTATCGGAACTTTTTGATATTTGTGCATTTATTGATGATAAGGTAGAGACAGTTGAAGCTGTACGTGAGAAAACCGATATCCCTAATATTTATTTGGTAAGGATGCCGAGCAATTCAGGAGCGGTTTTATCTGAAGGAGTTATACGTATTAATAATTTACATGAAATAAAGGAGGTTGAGTAATGTTTTATGTTGATGGGGATTATTTACCGGAATTAAAATGTATTAAGAAAAATGGAGAGGTAAAGAAAGAAGAAGTAGGACTAAAGTACGATGACGATAAGATTAAACCACATCTGGTAAAGCCTGCGGCTCTTGAGGCTTTAATGGAAGTTTTGACAATGGGGGCGAAAAAATATAGTGAAGATAATTGGGAAAAGGTTCCTACAGTTAAGTATGAAGATGCCTTAATTAGACATTATTTGGAACGGGGTAAAGGGGAGATATTTGATAGAGAATCAAAACTTTTTCATTCTGCGCATATGTTTGCTAACACTATGTTTTTATTAATGAAGGACATGGAACAATATGGGAAAAAATAAAAAGATGTTTTTTTGTTATGATTGTGGGAAAGCAGTTATCCCTTGTAAAGAGACTCAGAAAGTAATTGATATGTTTGATCTTTATCCTGAGCATTTGAAGGTACGGTGTCTGGCATGTAAGAAAAAAGATTACGACGCGTTAGTACGTTTTGTAGAGGGGGTATGCCATGAATAAACTCTTGACAAATAAAAAAAGGCATGGTATAGTAAGCTATGAGTAATCCAATTACAGTGATAATTGATTGTGAAACTAGATCAGAGGTTGATCTTAAAACTGTAGGTGATTGGATGTATTCCAAACATCCTTCGACTCGTTTATTGTGTCTTGCCTATAAAATAGATGATACACCTACCCGGATAATAGATTTTAGAAAAGATACCGGGATTCCCGGTGATTTTAAAAGAGCGCTGGATGCCGGGGCACTGGTTGAGCCCTTCAATATTAACTTTGAATATGCTCTATGGACAAATATCTTGTCAGAACGTCATAATTGGCCTGTGCTGGACGTTGACCGTTTTAGATGTTCACAGGCGCGGGCCGCTCAATTTTCTTTACCACGGTCATTAGAGGCTGTCTCAAAGGCATTGTGTATTGACATAGAGAAAGATTCTGCAGGTAGAAAAGTTATGCTTCAGATGTGTAAACCTAAAAAGCCGTCAAAGAAAGATCCGGGTTTGTGGTATGATGATGAGGAAAGATGGGAGAAGCTTTTATATTATTGTAAGCGTGATGTTGAGGTAACGTATAAGATTCGTAAAAAATTGATACAAATGACAAAAGATAAGAATTATTTTACTTCTCTTATATCCCCCCATAAAAACAAGGAATTACAAATATTTAAATTGAATAATAAGATTAATTTACGTGGCGTCCATTGTGATTTAAAAAGCTGTAATACGGCGTTAGAATTGATTAATAAACATGAGATAATTTTAAACAATAAATTATACGAAATTACTGGTGGTCGGATATCATCAGCAGGGCAAGTAGTTGAAATTCGTAAGTATTTACAGGAAAAAGGGGTTGTAATTCGTGATTTACAATCATCAACTATAGAAAAAATGATACAGGAAACTACCGGTGATGAGCAAGCGATTCTTAAAATAAGACAACAACTTAGTAAATCTTCGACTAAAAAAATAAAAGCTATGATTCGCCACAGTGATGAACAAGGTTGTATCCGTAATTTGTTAATGTATTGTGGGGCTGCAAGGACAGGGAGATTTTGTGTGAGGAAAGGTACGTACATAGATATAGTTAGAGATTTGTCGGCAGCCCCCAGAGGTATTAAAATTGAAGAGGTTAAGGAAGGTGATTTAGCTTATTGTTATGATGATGACATGAATCTCTGTATTAGGCCTGTTATTTGGGCGGGAAAGACCAAGACAGACAGAGTCATAAGGATACATTATAAGGGGCAGGGGAATAAGTATGGGGGTTATCTTGATGTTACAGAAGATCATAAGGTTAGATTAATTGACGGCTCGTACGTAGAGGCAAGGAAATTAAAAAAGTTAGACAGGGTAGCCGCCCTTAGTCGATCTATGACAAATGGATATTCTAGATTACATTATCGAAATTCTGAGATGAGAGAGCATAGATTTATATACGGAGAATTAAATGGAGAGTATCCTGAAGTAGTACATCATAAAGATAGTAATAAGCTGAATAACAATATCGATAATTTAGAGGCCATGAATCTTTCGGGCCATTCTAAAAAACATACCTTAGATAGAATGAAAGATGATAGTTACGTAGAATTTTTAAAAGCGCAATTAAGAAAAGTAGATAGAAGTAAAATAGGCATGAGTGGTGAAAGTAATCCTTGTTTTAAGAGATGTTCAAAGTTTCAGTTACTAAAATCTTTAGCTAAGCAGCAATTTAGAATAACTGAAGCCAATGATGTGATAGTATCGCATGTCACATTAAATAGAAAATGTGAATTAGCCGGGTTCAAGTGGAAAGAAGTATCTAAAAGATATAGTAAAAAGGCAGGGTACATAAGCAGAGGTAAAGTATTACGTACTTTTGATTTGTTTAAAACAAATAGAGATAGATTTAGGTATTTAGGTGTAGGCTATTATAGGTTTAAAGAGATATGTAATTATTATGGTATTGCGGTGAATAATCATAGAATAGAAAGGATTGAATATATAAATCAAGTAGACGATGTCTATGATATAGAAGTTAAAGAGTACCATAATTTTATAGCAAATGAGCTTTGCGTTCATAATTCAGGAAAAGGTGTGCAAATTCAAAACTTTATAGTTCCGATTTTAGATAAAGACCAGATTGAAGCAGTCCTTTATAGTTTACAGTCAGGCATAAACTATAAAGAGTTTTCCAAGCAATTTCCCGATGTTAATAGTGCAATTGCATCCGTATTACGGGGGCTAATAATACCGGGCGAAGGCAATGTATTTTTAGATTCAGACTTTTCAGCAATTGAGGCACGTATTTTATTTTGGCTGGCTGAGGAACAAGATGGTTTAGACATGTATTATAATCATATTGATATTTATAAAGAAATGGCCGGCATTATATTTGATAAATCAATTGAAGAGGTAACGAAGTCTGATCGTGATCTTGGGAAACGCGCGATATTGGGCTGTTTTACGGCAGATACTAAAGTAATTACAAAAGAGGGTATAAAGAATATAATAGAAGTTAATAAAAATGATTTAGTTTGGGATGGGATAAATTGGGTAAAAACAAGAGGTTGTAAATATCAAGGATTAAAAAAAGTGATGAAAATGTTAAATGTGGGAGTAACACCAGATCACAAAATCTTAACAAAAAAAGGATGGAAAACTGCAAAAGAAGTGGTGCAAAAAGACAACATGCGATACCTGAAATCGGCTTTAGATATGGCGAACTTACCGTTCAAAGATATGAATACGGAGAACGTGGAGGCATCAAGGCAGTCAAAGTGTCATGTAGTTGTAACAAAGGTAATATCTACGATGTCGATTTTCATAACTTGGTTTATGGAAAGAGTACAAGATGTGATATATGTGCTAAAAATAAAAGCAAAAAAACTAATCATAGAAAGTATTAGTGGAAATACGAAAAACAAATGCCAGACGTTGGACATAGGACGAGACTTCTCAATAGATTATCTTCTGCAATTGGTAGATGCCATAATCCGACGATTAAAGGATGGGATAACCCTAACCTTGAAATGGATAGGGTCGATAATGACAAAGGATATATTCAAGGGAATATACGGTTTGTCAGTAGGTCAGATAACACGTATAATAAAAGGAGTGTCAAAAATTTACAAGAACGTATTAATTTTCTTGAAGAAGAAAATGCTAAATTACGAGAATGTTTACGATCTTCTGGATTGTGGGACAAATAATCGATTCACAATAATTACTGACAAGGGACCTATGATAGTCCACAATTGCGGATATGGTATGGGTTTTAGAAAATTTAAAGCCACATGTGAAAAATATGGAATTATTATTTCAGAAGAATTAGCACAGAAGGCCGTAGCATCTTATCGTGAAAGATTTAAAGGAGTTAAAAGATATTGGTGCCAAGTTGAAGAAGCAGCGATTAAAAGTATCCTTAATCCGGGCAAGAAAGTGATATGTGACAAAGTTGCATTTTTGACATTTAAGGACTATATGTTTTTATGTCTACCTTCCGGCAGAGCTTTGACTTATTTTCAGCCAAAAGTTAAAGCGCGTCGTGGGTGTGGGTTTGAATTATCATATACAGGATATAATTCTCAGATTAATAAATTTGAAGAACAAAGAACCTGGGGTGGTAAACTTGTTGAGAATTGTACGCAATCTACTGCAAGAGATTTTATGGTAGAAGCCATGTTTAGAGTTGAAGCGGCTGGTTATCCACTTGTTTTTACTGTCCACGATCAACTTATTGCTGAAGTACCCAAAGATAATGTAAATCTTAAGCATTTTACAGAGCTTATGGAAATTATACCAGAGTGGGGTAAAGGGTGTCCGATTGTTTCAGAAAGTAAAATTTGTGCGAGATTTGAAAAATAATGCTTGACAAAATGTATTTTTTATGGTATTAAATAGATAGAGGACAAAACGAAAGGAGTTAATATGGCTTTAAAGGATTTGTTACCGGCGGATGTATATGAAGCTCAAAAAAAGTTATTTAAAGAAATCATAGATGGTGGGAAGCGAGTATTGAGAAGTAAAGCGGATGATATTTATATTTTACAGAAAAAAGTTTTTGCAGATCTACAGGTTGAAGCTGAGAAAGAGGTAAAGAAAAGGGTAAAAAAGCTTGTTAATGAAAATGCACCACGTATTATAAATACAGTTTATGCTTATATAGAAGAACATATCCCTTTTATTGGTGTTTTGATTGTCAAAGTTCTTAAAAAATACGAAAATGAAATTATAAGGAATATACAAATCAATGAGTAATTTATCTAATTCAATTCTTGAAGTGTTAACGAATCAAAAGGTTATCGATTCGCGTATAAGAAATATTGCAGCCGGATGTGTTAAACGATATCTGATAGAATTAATCGAAAAACATAAGATCGATGACGTTGAAGATGAAGATATAGAAGAACTCTCTTTTGATTTAGTTGATGAACTCGCCGTAGAAGATTACAGTTTTACGATAAACAATTAAAAGAAGGGGCGTATGAAAAAGAAAAACGACGGGCCAAAAGTTCTTGTTTTTGATATCGAAACTTCGCCGATACTTGCTAACGTATGGGATATTTGGAAGCAGAATATTAGTTTGAAACAGATTGAACGCGATTGGCACGTATTAGCTTTTGCTGCCAAATGGCTTGGAGAGAAAGAGGTATTCTATAAAGATCAGAGAGACAGTAGGGATATTGAGGATGATAAAAAAATATTGAAATTTGCTTGGAAATTACTTGATCAAGCCGATGTCGTAGTGACACATAATGGAGATAAATTCGATATTCTTAAATTAAATTCGCGGTTTATATTACAGGGAATAAAGCCGCCAAGTGGATTCAAAAGTATTGACACCTGTAAAATTGCCAGGAGAAAATTTGGATTTACAAGTAATAAATTAGAGTACCTTACAAATAGGCTATGTAAAAGATACAAGAAATTAGACCATAAAAAGTTCCCTTCTTCAACTCTGTGGACGGAATGTGTCAAAGGGAATAAAGCCGCATGGAAAGAAATGGAGCGATATAATAAATTTGACGTGTTGTCTTTAGAAGAGTTATATCATGTTTTAATTCCATGGGATAGTAGCATAAATTTTAATTGGTATCATGATGATGATCATATGGTGTGTAAATGCGGTTCTGTGGAATTTAAAAAGAAAGGGTTCGCATATACGGCCGTAAGTAAGTTTCAGCGATATGTTTGTAAGAAATGCGGAGCACAAACTCGCGGAAGAGTAAATTTGTTTTCAAAAGAGAAACGTAAATCATTGAAAGTGAGGATATCCTAATGAAAAAATCTGCTGATCAAATTGATTGGGAGAAACGACAGTATTATATTGAGCACGGAATTGATATTGATGCAAGAACAATTGAGGTTTCTGATATTGATGATGCTTTTATACCAGATGCCGTACGTTCTATCAAGTTAATGGAAAAAGAATCGGATAAACCTATAAAAGTTATAGTTAGTTCATTTGGTGGTTGTGTCTATTCGGGATTCAGGCTTTACGATATTTTAACACAAAGTAGATGTAAGATAATAACCATTGCGGAAGGCACGGTAATGTCGATGGGTACGGTGATTTATCTTGCCGGAGATGAACGAATTTCTTTACCCAACACTACTTTCATGTTCCATGAAATTTCTTCTGATGGAGGGTTTTTTTCAACAAAATTATCTGATTTAAAAACAGATGCCAAGGAAACATCTCGTCTTTTTAATATTCTACTTGACATATATACTGAAAAAACAAAACGTACAAAAAGTTGGTGGGAAAAAGAGACGAAGCATGTAGATAGATATATGGATGTTAGTGAGGCAAAGAAAATTGGCGTAATAAATGGATGAAAATAAAGAAGAATTTCTTCCTGCAATTGATGTTATTAACCATATTTTACCCTACACCAGAGGGAAGTTAAAATGGAAAATAGAATCATTACCTGAAGAATTTCTATCAAAATCTGCTGAAGAATTAGAGTCGGATCAAAAGATAACTGAGACGGATAAAAAATTACGATTATTATTCCATAAAGAGCTAAGCCGGGCTATCAGTAAAAATGATAAAATGGTTGTTGCTGAGATTTGCAAAGGTGTTTGCCATGCTAATAATTTTTTATTAAAGCTTGATGACCCGAAGAAACTTGCATGGCTTTTATTACCTTACCAGGATGAGGAAGTAAGGATAAAACACCAGGTAAATGAAGCACACGAAGCGATCGAATCTTTACTACATATTGACATATATCTTAGAGATGCACATAATCGGAAATGCGGGCTAGATTATAAAGCAGCAGAATTGAAATATAAAGCTGCTAAAATGATTTATGACAGAGCGTATCCCGCGACTCAAAAGATATCTTACACCAAAAATTTGCCGGAACCTACTGAACAAACTAAAAGTATAGAAGATAAAATTAGAATGCTTGAAGAAAAATTAAAGGATAATGGATAAATTAGAGCGACTTAAACAATTAGAAACTAAAGTCACAATACAAGAATTAAAAAAGCAACTCCCGCATAAATATTCTCCTTTATATAAATGGCAACGTGAAGGAGTAGATTCATTAAATAAAATCAATCTTATAACTGCTGGAAATCAGATGGGAAAATCTGTATGGCTTATGATCCGGGCCATAACTCATGCAACAGAGACAGAATTATGGCCTACACTGTGGCCTAAAATGATGAAAGAAGGGAAGTCGCCCACTCAATTCTGGTATCTTTATGAAGATAGAGCTATGATTATGCGAGAATTTGAAACGAAATGGGTTCGAGAATGGCTACCAAGAGGAGAAGCAAGGTATAAAGGAAAATATCGTTGGACATGGAAAAGGCGAGATAAATGTGTTGAATATATACATTTTTTAGAATCAGATGTTAAGATATATTTCTTTTCGTATGGACAGGGAGTTGATGCGTTGATGGCTTCGACAGTGTATGAGATTTTTGTCGATGAAGAAATTCCGTTTGAACAATATGATGAACTATCAGCCCGACTAACAATTACGAGAGGATATTTTAATGCGGGATTTACAGCAGTAAAAGGTCAGGAGGAATGGCGGCGGGCTATGGAGGAAACAGGGGAGGAGGAGTTATTTAAAACTGCATTTAAACAACAAATTTCGGCGTTTGAATGCAAAGTGAAAGAAGACGGTTCGCCGGGGTTGTGGGACGACGAATTGATCGAGATAAGGATTGCTCAGTGCTCTACCGACAATATGGTGCTTCAAAAGATATACGGGAAATTTGTAAAGGCTGAAGGATTAAAAGTTCCACAATTTGAGGTAAAAAGGCATTTTGTAAAAGGCCACCGTCTTAATGCAAAGAAATGGGTGTATTGGTCTGCGATTGATCCCGGGTCCGGGGGATCTGCTCATCCAGCTGGAATTTTGTTATTGGCAGTAAATGAAGAATGTACTAAAGGTCGAGTTATTCGTTGTTGGAGGGGTGACAAAATAAATACGTCGAATACCCAGATCTTACAAAAGCATCAAGAAATGGTTAAAGGATTTACTTTACAAGGAACGGTTTATGATAAGCAATGTCGAGATCTATATTTACAGGCAGTTGCCTTAGATATCCCGCTTATTCCTGCAAACAAGGCACGGGATGAAGGGTTTGGTGTTGTTAATTCTCTTTTTAAACATGACATGTTAAAGATCTATTATGGGGAAAAAACTGAATTTGATCAAGGACATAAGTTAAAAAATGAGCTATTGAGTTATTCTGAAAGGCATAGTAAATCTAAAGCCACTTGCCCAGACAATTTGATTGATCCGCTTAGATATATAAGCGTCCATATCCCGTGGAATTTTGATACTGTGATAAAATATAATATAGAGCATAAAGAAGAGAGAAAAACAGTTATGGCATCTGAACGAGAAGAATTGATTCGGGCTCAGAAGGAAGGGAGATTAGTCGAGTATTTACAATCAGCTAACGAACAACACGGCATATTGAGCAACGAATTAAGTGAATGGAACGAATATTTTGATGAATTTTATGAATAAAAAAATTTTAATTTTTTACTTGACAAAATATATTTTTTATGGTATAATACAATTAAGGGAACCTTATGTCTGATTCTAAGTTAAATTTTGACATAATTAAGCTAATTAAAGAAGTAAGTAAACAGGGAATTAAAAATTTTGAATTTGAATATGGGGATTTAAAGATTAAATTATCTGGCGGGGTAGTTGAAGCAGTACCTAATGTTCAAGAACGAGTAATCCCGGAGGCATCGAAGAGGCAGTTAGAGGAATTAGAAGAGCAGGAAGAGAAAACAATTGCTGAGAGAATAAAAGAGCGAGACGAATCTTTATTAGATGATATAGATTTTTTACCTGAACTTGCCGGAGATTTACGTAGAGCAAATATCATAAAATTAGGTAAGGGGGGTGTATATGAATATGTTGAGCAGGAAGGGATAAATGCCTAAAGAATTGACTGCTGATTATTTAGATTCTTTGTACCGCCACGCGGATTCGTTAGATCTACACGTCTTTGATAGGTTCGTGAGTTATGAACGATTATCCGGGGGTGATCATTTTTATCAACAGATGCGGAGCCGGCTTAGAGATAACCGATCCTGGGAGAAGCAGTTTCCAAAATCAAGATTACGCCTTGTTCAAAACCACATATCAAGATATGTTAATGTGTGGTCTAATTCTATTCTTGATCTAGCCCCTGATGTAGACATACTCCCCGACAATCCAAGAGAAGAACAGGATAAAAAAGCCGCAACATTAAATAGATCTGTTAAGGCGCACATAATTGAAGAAACAGATTTTTATTCGTTACAAGAAGAATTAGTAAAAGATTTCATAGTTCTCGGAGAAGCAATTCTTAAGATTAGTTTTAATCCCGGCATAGGGCCACTAGTGCCTGGACAAGTACATAAAATCCTTGATCAAGAAACAGGACAGATTTTTAATTTACAGGACATGATGCCTGGTGGATTGATTGAGTTTGAACGTATCGAACCTGAGAATTTGTTACGTGATCCTATGGCTCGTACATGGCTAGATGCAAGATGGGTATGCCATAGACACATGATGGATAAACAGAAAGTTATTCGTTTAATTCGCGAGATATATAAAGATGATAGAAATATGGCTCAGGAAAAAATCAATTCTTTAGTAGAGAATGATGAAACTAGAAGTGCGTATTCAGGGACGGAGAATATATATGGGAACGAAGAAGAGAATAGAAAAGTTTTAATTCGAGAATTTTTTTGGCGTCCTGAGCCGGGAAAATATCCTAAAGGACGCTATGCTATGGCTACAAAAGGAGAAATAATTCTTGAATCAGATCTTCCCGCCGGTATATTTCCTTTTGAATTTGTTAATTTTGAAAGTAATCATGGTACACCCAGAGGAGAATCACGAATTAAACAATTAGCTCCAATTCAACTTGAGATTAATAGATGCGTTTCAAAAATGGCAGAGCACCAGATAACACTTGGGGATGATAAAATCATTTCTACTGCCGGTTCAAAAATTGCCGAAGTTAATAAATATGAAGGGGTCAGACTATTTCAGGTTACTGGAGGTACAGTTCCACAAATATTGGAAGGAAGATCTGGCGCACAATATCTTGATCATTTAATTAATCAGGTCGCAACTTTTGATAAAATAGCGGAGATGTCAGAGATTAGTGAGGACAAGATATCTGCTTTAGATCCGTTTGCTATATTTTTCTTAACCAGTAGACAGAAGAAGAAATTCGCTAAACATGCATCGAAATTTGAACGGTTCTTAATTCGTATCTGGAAAAAGACATTAAAATTACATAAAAAAGCTGTTCATCCAAATACAGCTATAAAAATACTTGGCGCTTCTGAAAAGATAAATATTGATGAATATAAAAGTATGGATGATTTAGGATTTCAAGTTAAGCTTAAAGCCCGTACCGAAGACCCTGAATCGTTAATAGCAAGACAATTTCAGATTAACCAGTTCTTACAGTATGGTAATTTAAGTGAAGCTGATTTTGGTGCTTTAGCTAAAGAATCGCCTTTCTTCCATAAATCGGACGTAGCGTTACAGTCTATTTTACGCAGTGAACGTGCTCAAAATATGATTCTTAAATTAGATAAAGGATTAGACTTGCCGGTGTCTGTTGGAGATGATCCAAAGTATATGTTGCAACGACTAGACACAAGAATGTCATCCCCTGATTATGACACGATAACTCATAGGGCACAAAATGGATTAATAATACCTACCGAACAAATACATGAAGTATACGAAAGGAAGAGGCAGGAATACGTAGAGCTTCAGGCACAACAGATGCAACAGAAGTTACAGATGGAGCAAGGATTTGTTCCTTCTACCGGGCGAATGATACCGGTACAAATGTATGACTCTAAAGTTAACGACGACGGGTCAGTAAGTTCAAAAAGAGTGTTGTTACCAAACGATTCTCTTGAGTATTTGATTAAGCTTTTGCAAGCTCAGAATGTTACTATGTCAACTTTACAGGGATTTTCTTCGGAGACGCAGGCTGAGTTAGCAAGTCAATTAACTAGCCAATCCGTTCAGCCGGGGCAGGACAGTCTGAACAACGCTGCCATAACTGATATGGGTGAGGTATAATATGGTTGTAACTGTGACAGGTTATAGAGATTAATTTATGGAGGCAATAATGGGTGGTACCGAAAAAGCCGAAGGATTTGAAGTTTTAGAACAAAGACTCGCGGAGATAAAAGCCGGTGACACGGATCTTGAATCGAGTAAAATTACGGACGGTGTTTCTGACATTGAGTCAGAAAAAGCTACTGGGGAGGTAAATGAAGAAGCTTCCCCTAAAGAAGAAGTTGATGAATTAACTTCTGAAAAAGGTGAGGAGGAGATTGTTTCAGAAAGTGATGTTTCTGATTCGACCGACAATGTTTATTCTCCGAATTACCAATATAAATTTCAGGATGAAATGTTTGAGTTTGATGAGAGGGTGAAGCCGGTAATCAAATCTAAAGAAGATGAAGATTTCTTTAGAGATCTTTATACGAAATCTCGGGCTATGGAAATGATGAAGGAACGGGCTGAAAATGTATCAAAAGATTTAGACAGTTATAAAGGTAAGGTAAGCGAGTATGAAGCTCAACTTCCGTCTTTAAAACAAGATTTAAGTCAAAAAGATTCTATGATAGATTATTTCAGCAAGATTATGGATGGAGTGAACAGGGGTGATGCCAATTCATTCAACCAGTTTCTTAGTCTATGTAATGCAAGTCCAGAGGCATTGCGTTCTCTTGGTGTGACAATGGCAGAACATTTAGAAAATCCTGCCGAGTACAGTAATGTGATATTACAGAATCAGAACAACTATCGGCAGCAAAATGTTGAGCGTGATAGCAAGGCATTAGATGCAGATAGAGCTGATCTGGCAGCACAAAGAACGCAACTAGAAGTTACAAAAGCAGTTCAAAATCCTGAAATTGCTGAATTAGTAAAGTATGTTGACGACACATGGGGCGCTGGTACTTTTGAAAACAGAGTTTGGTCTGAAGGCGAAGCTCTCGCTCATAAACGTAAATTAGAAAATCCAAACGCTATTGTTGGACTTGAAGAAATACCTAACATTGTTAAAAGTGTGGCTGATTGGTTTAGCAAGGCAAGGCCAGCTTCAGTTGAGACAAAATCTCCCCCAGTCGTCGAGACAAAACAAAGAATAGTTGATAATCCTACAGAATCTCTCCCTAAAGTTAGAGGTGATCGCGGCATTCCCGATAAACCAGTCTATGCTTCGGGTTCAGGCATGGATGGACTTGAAAAACGGTATAAAGAAATTACCGGGGAAGATTATTGAGGTGAAAGGTAGTGAACAATGACGCAAGAATTTTCGGCGTTGCTTAAAAGATATCGTCCCGTCAATATCCTTAAAGATGAGGTTAAGAAACGGGATTATATGTTTAGAAACGTGAAAAAAGACCCTAAGTGGAAGGGTGGAAGGTATCAGATACCTGTAAATACCGCCCCTGCTACTTCGGTTAAATTCGGAGCTTTAACGGCTGCCGATGCAATCGATAAAGCTAAAGGTACAATGGCCTATGAAACTGACTATATAACTGTAGTTCAGTCTTTGATTTTTGACCAGATGGATTTGGCCGCCGGCGACAATTATGAAGGATCTTTTATAAAAGTTATGATGGATACTCTGGCTCCTGCTGCTAGATTTTATAAAGAAGTTATCTCTCATAGCATGTTGCTCGGATCAAGAATTGATTCTTTAACCGCTAACGGTGACGCTGCCGGTACTGGTATAGCAAATGTTAATTTCCCTGAACGGTTTGAGATTGATCAGCTTTGCGTACTTAAAGATAGTGATTCGCAGGGAGCTTTTTATGTAATTGCTGTTGATCTTAATGCCAATACAGTTACATTTTCTGATACTCGCGGAGGTGCAGCTTCTTCGATTGCTGATTACACTACAGCTAAGAGCGCAGCTATTTATTACGACGGTACTATAAATACAAGTACCGGCGCTGCTCAGAATACAATGAATAGTCTTAGAGATGCCCTTCTTTCAGCCGCTAATGGTGGAAGCGCTAATTTACACAATGTAGCAAAAGCTTCTTATAAACAGTGGCAAGCCCACCAGGAAGATTTGTCTGGTGCATCTGCTGCCGACCTTGTTGAATACTTATTTAAAGCATGGGTTAAGGCTAGTAGAAAAGGTAGAGGAAATCCTTCTGAGGTGTTGATAAGTTTTGATAATTTCCAGTACATTGTAAATTCACTTGAGACTAACAGAAGATTTTCCGTATCTGATCTTAAAGCTGGATACGGTTTTCAGTCTGTAAGACTCATGGGGCCGGGCGGAGCTTTAAAGCTTACGGCTCTCAGAGAGATGGATAATGATATTGCTCCTATCATTGATTGGAGTTCATTTAAACTTGCTGGAATGCGATTTTTTGAACCAGTTAAATCTCCTAAAAATGGTGATGTAGTTTTTGAAGTTAGAAATACTTCCGGGTACCAGTTTATCATGGATGTTATGTTTTATGGAAACTTGATCTTCCATCATCCTTCATACAATGGTATCGGATGTGGTATTTCTATATAGTGTTAATGTTGGTTGTAGGGGAGATAATCTCCCCTACATTTTATAAAGGAGATTTTTAATGAGTGCAATTTCAACTCGCATAAAAGAGATGCTCAACAGGATATATTTAGGAGCAAGAATTGCCAGCCTTGGAACTATCATCCAGAATATTCAAAATCTCAGTGGAATAGTCCTTGCAAGAGGAAAAGTACCCGTTGGTAATAGCTCGGGAGTCGCTTCAGCCCTTGACGCTAAGGGCGATGGAAAGATTCTTGTAGGTGACGGCACTGATCTTAATTCTGTCGCAGTAAGCGGAGATGTTACATTAGCTAATGATGGGGCTGTGACAATCGCAGCAAATGCTGTTGAACCTTCTATGTTAAAGGATTTTAGTGGACAGGGCTATATTCTAAGGGGCGGCGCGAGTGGTGCCCCTGAAGAGTATGACGCCTCTGGTGATGGAAAGATTCTTATAGGAGATGGTTCCGACGTATCATCTGTTGCAGTAAGTGGGGATGTTACTATCACTAATGCTGGTGTTGTGTCAATTGGTGCCGCTAAAGTAGAAAATCCTATGATTGACAGAGATGAGTACGATATTGACTTAACGGCAGTTCCAGTAACTTTTGCCGGTGTAAAAACAGATGGAGATGTTGAGGAATGGTTAGTTCATGACAGTATAGGTTCTTGTCTCCAGTGTAAAAATATCGGAGACAAAACTTCTAATGCTACATGGGTGAGAGGTACCGGTGTTGAGCCAAATATTGACAATACAGATAATGAAGGTTGTGAAATTACAGTAAACGGTTCTTCTTCCGGGGCGGATGCATCTTTTATAGCAGGAACTGATGATTTTTTTGTTGAATCAAAAATTACAATTGCTGATGTTTCTGAACTTGATGAAGTGTATGTTGGTTTTAGAAAAGCCGAAGCTTTCCAGGCTGTTGTAGATAATTACGACGAGATGCTAGCAGTAAATGTCAATGCTGGAGATGTTTATGTTGAATCAATATTAAATAATGGCAGTACAGTAGAAGTTGATACAACGGACAACATTGCTGATGGTGAATACGTAATTGTCAGGATTGAGCATCAAAGCTCTGTCGGTTTATCAAGTGCTATATCGTTAGCAAACGATCTTAAAGCAAAGTATAATGCACATTGTGCAGATACTGCTGATCATACTACCGCTGCTGACGACGTAAATACAATTGGGGCCGATGATGCCACAGATTTAGCAAGTCTTATAACTCTTGTAACGGAGATGTTGACAGACTATGCCGCTCATGATGATGATGCCGAACTTGGTGCAAATTGGGTATACCATGCTGCCCAGGAAGGCGGAGATCATAGTCTGGCAAGTGCCGTTGCTCCGACTGATCTTCCAGAATGTATTGCTAGATTAAATGATTTCAAGTCGAAGTACAATGCTCATGATGCAGATGGAACTTGCCACGGCGTAGGTTCTAATCATGCTTCAGCAGTTGTAGATGCTTCTTCCTCTACAATTCAGACAGGTGTGAACGCTGCTCTTGCTGCTCCGTCTGTAACCGATCAATTTACATTTGATGATGGTGAAGAAGTAGTTCCTTTTATAAGGGTACTTAAGAGTAGTAGCGCTGCGGCTGCAACAACTATTGCATCCTTTAAATGTGGTAGATTATAGATTGTAAATAAAGGAGGGGAATTCCCCTCCTTTATATGGTTGAGGTTACATGGGTATAGAAACAAAAATAAATGAAATAATAAACCATATCATAGACATAAAAGAAGAGCAGGCCAGACAGGGTGAAAAAATTGACCAAAATACAGAAGATCTTAGAACACATATAGAGGGTGTAAAACAAAATAGAATTAGGATTGAAAATTTAGAAAAAATAAATGAGAGAAAAAAAGGAGCTGTAAAACTTCTTGTTACATTAAGCGGCATAATTGCCGGAATAGGGGCGGTTATGTCGGCGATATATAAATATTTGATATAAGGAGATAAATCAATGTCAGTTTCTGTGGTTAATAATTTGTCAGCAGCAGAAATAAGTAAAAGTCAGCCAGTCGATATCTTTACCGGGCTACCGTGTGCAATCGATTTAGCTAATGCGTTAAAAGCAACTATCAATGCGCATTATGCAGATGCCGGGGATTCGGGTGAAGAACATATTGCTGCTGATACAGCTATTTCTTCAGAAGATGCCGTGAGTTTAGTAACACTGATTACACTGGTAAGTGAGATGCAAGATAGTTATGTAGCGCATGATGATGACGCAATTTTAGGTGCAAATTGGGTATATCATCAGGCGCAAGGAACGGAACGTGCTTTAGCAAGCGAAACAAATCCAACGACTTTATCAGAGTGCGTATCTGTTTTAAACGATCTTAAGGCTAAACTTAATCTTCATGTTGCTGATGCAGTCGCGCATTCAAATGGCGATTCAAGTACTGAATCAACTGACGATGCGACGGAATCGTTTGAGATAACAGATTCATATCAGGATATTTCCGGGATTATAAATGTAAAAGGTGCGAAAGCTGTTGTTTTTTGGGGAAATTACGACAAGGGTACTTCAGTTGATATGGAAATCAAAGCACTTGTTGGCTATGATGTTGACAATGTGGATTATGAATTTGTCATAGAGACAGTAAGTTCAGGAAAAGTAGAGATACAGGATGAAATCATTCAAACTGGAACAGATGCAGATTTAAAATTTGTTAGAGAATTTATTTTGAATGGTGCTGTAAATTATATGAAATTTCAATGCAAAGATAGTGCTGATGGAACAGGTCAATTAGATAAGGCCATGATAAGCGTAAGGTCGAGATAATGAATAAGATTATGAAGGGTAACTAATATGGCTGGGTTTAGAGATGATGGAGTTGTAGGGACACGTAGTCGATTAGAATCAGCTATATATGTTGCTGATTCAACTGCAAGACTTGCTTTAGATCCGTCTATCGACGGGCAGTTAGTTGTTGAAGTTGATACTAATCAAGTTTATTCATGGGACGAAGGGAGTTCGACCTGGATACCTATAGGTGGTAGCCTATCTCCTTCTTCCGTAGATGACACAAATACTATTGACCATACAATAACCGACGGGGTATTAACATCAGATCTTGTATACCAGGATAGCAATAGTGTTAATCTAAGTGATGATGGCAGTGGCCTTAAAGCCGAAGTTATTGACTCCGGCGTCGATCATGGAAGTTTAGGGGGATTGGAAGGGGATGACCATTCACAATATCCTTTGTTAGCTGGAAGATCTGGTGGTCAGCAATTATATGGTGGCTCTGATTCTGGAGATAATCTAATCCTTGAATCTACAAGTAATGGCACAAAAGGTAATGTCGAGATACAGGGTGGCCAACTTTTAGTCGATTATAATGGATCAGGAAGTGCTATTGCGTGGGCAAATTCAACATTGTCAAATATGAGCGGGAATTTTAAATTAGCAATCAATTCCAAAAATGGAAGCAATTCCCAAATTAATCTTTGCGAAGCTGGATCAAATAGGTGGTCAATATTAAATGACGGTAACGGCGAAGGTGATTTATTTGTGATTAGCAGTGCTTCAGCCGGTAATGCAATTACAATTGCATATGCAACATCTTTAGCAACTTTTGTCAAAGGTTTAAATATTGCCGCGTCTACAGCATTATCATGTGATGGAACAGACATTCTTTCTGATTCATCCGGTACTATGACTTTAAAAAATATAGATGCTCTTGATGCAACCTCTGTCACAACTATAGAGGGGGCAATTACGCATGGAAATATTAATGGGTTAGACAGTGATGATCATTCACAATACCATAATGATACAAGAGGTGATGCACGATATTATCAAAAGTCTGAATTTTTAAATACCTCTGCCGGCGGTGGTGATGCAGGTAAGCCGGTTAAGTTAGACGCAGCCGGGCATATCGATGCCACAATGATTAATGATGGTGATGTGACACATAATAGCACAGCAGGTAAACAGGGTGGAACAACAGATGAATACTATCATTTAACAAATACCCAACATACGATAGCGACGCAAGCAGCGGGGAGCAGTGTAAGTGGATATGTAACAACCGGCGCACAAAATTTAGCAGGAAATAAAACATTCGATGATGACGTAGTTGTTACCGGGGATCTAACAGTTAATGGTACTACGGTTACTTTAAATACTGCAACTTTAGATGTTGAGGACGTGAACATAACTGTTAATAATGGCGGTAATCAGGCAAGTGCGGATGATGCTGCTGGCATAACAGTTGAAATGTCAGATGCGACAGATGCAGTTATAATATATGATAAAGATGTTACTTCAAAGTGGAAACTCGGGGAAACTGGAAGTACAGTCGAAATTGCAGATGTATCCAGTTCACAAACATTAACAAATAAAACGATTGATGCTGATAATAACTCAATCAGTAATATAGACAATGATGAAATCAAGGCAAATGCAGGGATTGATGCCTCTAAAATAGCAGATGGTACTGTTTCTAATACTGAATTCCAATATATAAATTCTTTAAGTTCTAATGCTCAAACACAACTTGATGGTAAACAGGCAGATGTCATAACAACTCGTGGGGATATCATCCGTGGAAGTTCTGGTAATGTTGCTGAGAGACTAGCTTTAGGTAATAATGGTCAAGTTTTAACTTCTGATGGAACTGATGCTGGATGGGCTAACCCTACTACCGGGACTGATTACTCAGTCGGCTCTAAAAGTGCAGACTACACAATTACTGATGGGGATGGGTATAGGTTATTATTATGCACAAATAGTGCTGATACAGCAGATGTTACTATGACATTACCGACAGCAGCAGATAATACAAATCGAATTATAGAATTTATTAAAACAGATAGTACAACTTATGATGTAATAATTGACGGGGAAGGTGCTGAAACTATCAGTGGTTACGCCACAGTGACTTTAGATTGTCAATATGCCAGAATAAAAGTTATATCTGATGGAAGTAACTGGCAAGTGTTAGAACATTTTTTTACGGATAAAACTTATACTTTAACTATAACAGAACCAAATTGGACAACAAACTTTGCAACAGGCATCCCCTATAGAGGTATAGACGGAACGTGGTTTTTACGATTTACTTTTCGGGGGACTTTTTCAGTAGCACCGTCTGAAGCATCATTTGAGATTACAGGTATAACCACTGTAGCGCATTACCAATCTATCAATATCGAAGATGTTGGAACACGTGTAGTAGACCGTTCATATGCTCAACCATCTTCAAATGTTCTAATCGGAAGGTTATCAGGGACAAATAGCAATTGGGTAGGGTCTGGAGATATACAATTAGCATCTAAACCCACTTTTGTGGATTAAGGGAAGACAATGGTAACAATTAAAATAAAAAAGAAAAAAGCCAAAGAAAAATACAAAGATATTTTAAAAGATGTTCAATCTTTCGTTATGCCGCATCATCTCCAAGTGTTAGAAGATGAATTAGTATTTTATTTTAAAGAAGATATATCAGAAGAAAATATTCTTAAAGTACAAAGCTATAAAGATAAACCGTGGTGGAAAATATGGTGAGAAGGTATAAACGTAAAAGTAAAATAAAATATAGTCGCTATGCACAGATTAATGAAGATAATATTGTGCAACAGGTAGTCTATGTTCCATATGAAAGTTCTCTTGCAAGTAAAGGTATTTTTATAAAACTTGATAAAGTAGATGAAATAAATATAGGGGATAAAATCAAGGTTGTTGGTGATAAAGTAACTAAAGTTACTATACCAAAAGAACAAAAGTCATGGTGGAAATTTTAGCCTTTTTTGATAAAAAGGTAGAGAGGTGAAGTATGAAAGTTTATGGCGAATTAGAACATGCAAAGTTAGAGTCATTAGCCAGTGACCCAACTGTAGATGACTTATATGAGGGGAGAATATGGTATAACACTACTGACGAGACAGTTAAAGCAAGGCGAAGTTCGCATACAGAAACGATATCACCAGTAGGGAGTGTTATTGACTTTGCAGGATCTTCAGCTCCCGATGGCTGGTTAATATGTAATGGAGCAACTTTAGATTCTGTAGCCAATACACAATATGCTGCTTTATATGCAGTAATCGGAACCATATATGGCGGAACAGGAGCCGATGATTTTAAACTTCCTGATGCTCAAGGTCGAATGACAATGGGAGTAGGATCTGGTGCCGGGTTAACTGAAAGATCATTAGGTGATTCTAGCGGAGACGAAACAAAAGATGTTACCCATAGTCATTCTCATAATCACAAGTGGCTTGAGGAACAACTTAATTATGATGGAAGCTTGGACAGGTCTCGATCGTTTGATTCCGGTGGGTCGGCTACTAATCTGGGCAGATCTAGTGCTGACGATAAGCAGGGATATTGGATATCTGTAGAGACATCAACTACTCAGCATCTAGGCGGAAAAGATCATTATACTAACAATGATGCAACTTCTGGAGGTTCTGCCACACAAGATGTCATGAATCCATTTTTAGCACTTAACAAAATAATAAAATATTAGACGGGAGGATAAATGTCTACTACACTTACATATACAAGAGTTAAACCGGCGGATGGGGATGACAGTGCTAATTGGTTTGACGCGATAGAGAGCAATATAGAAATAGATGATGCCCACAATCATGATGGCGTAACATCGGCTAAACTTTCCGGCATATCGGTAGAAAAAGAAGATGCGATTGTAAAAGGTACTGGTGCATGGACCGGGAGTGCCGGAGCGTATAGTTTGACGATACAGAATGATGAAATCCCGGCCGGGTTTTTAGATGATTCAACATCAAGTTCATCTCTATGTACTTTAATTATAATGGACACGGATAATGATAATGAAAGAGTATATCTTAAGTATACATGGTCAGGCGTAGGCGGAACACAAACCGTTACGTTATATTCAACCAAAACTCTTAACATAAAGGTTTTATTTATATAATGTCAAAGTTACCTATTGCAAGATTTGATGGAGGAATGACGGATTACATTTACAAAGCTCCCGAAAATTTTGCTGAAACAGTAGATAATTTATTTATTACAAAAAATCTTGGTTTAAAGTCAAGGTCAGGACAAAGAATATATTCTTTATCTTATCCAAGAGTTACCGAGAATGATCGAATAACTCGTTTATTTGGGTTTGATAATGACGTATTAATAAAATCTGTAGATACTTTATATGCGTTAGATCTCAGTGCTGGATTCTCTGAAATTTTAGGAGAAGGAGATAGAAGCATAATTTATAACCATGCCAATGATGAGGATATAGACCATACTATTTTAAACAACCAGATAATCATAACATCACCTGAACTTAAATTTCCTCCAGTGCTAGTTTATGCTTCGACAGGGTATGATGCCACTACTCTTGGCTCTGATGAATTGGCTTCGGATCCGACTATAACTCCAGCAGCCGGCGGAGATACAGTTAGTTATATTTATGCGTTTTGCTACTATAGAACATATTCTTCTGGTTCTTTGACAATTGAGGAATACGGTCCTCCTATTTATGTATCAGTAGAATCTGATGCTGCAACCGCTGTTGACGCGGATCATGCATATTCAATAGATGATGTTCCGGTTTTATCAAACGCTTTAAATACTTTTTACAAAACCGGTACAGATGATACCGATCTTAAAATACGAGTATTTCGTACAACTAATAACGGAGATTATTTTTATTACACTGGAATTGAGTTAGATAATGAAGCTGAAATTGGGCTGAGTTCAGCAATAACTTTAGCAGAAGCTTTAAGGGTGAATCTTAACGCGCATGCGGCTGACGGGGATGAACATACAGCAGCGGATGCAACTAACTTTCCTTTAACCTCACCAGAAGCAACAAATCTTGCTTCTCTTATTACTCTTGTAACTGAGATGCTAACTGATTTTGACGCGCATGAAGCAGATGATGATGCCGGTGCTGGATCTTACCATGATGCGCAAGAAGCTGAAGATGCTACATTAGACAGTACAGCCGCTCCGACCACTCTTGCTGAATGTATAACTAGACTTAATGATATAAAAGAAAAATTTAATATACATGATGCAGATGCAACCTCTCATGATGTCGGTTCTCAACATCAGGAAACAACTGCTGATGCTGCCGAAGGAAGTGATACTACATCCGATGCTGAATTAGTTCTTAACGAAAGCCTATATACAGAAGGTGGAGTATCAGAAAATGCAGCTCCGCCTTTAGCTAAATATGTCACAACAGCAAAAGACGCGGTATGGTTTTGCAATATTAATACAGCCCCAAATAGGATACAACAAAGTAAAAGATTAGCGCCTTATGCATGTCCCGGTGACTATTATATCGATGTTGATGAAGACATAACTGGAGTCGGAACAAGTAGAGATTATCCTATAGTTTTCACAGAAAATAAAGTCTATAGAATTGAAGGGTTTATCGATAATATCGGTAGAGGGGATCTACAAAAGAGAGTTATAACTGATAGAGTTGGGTGTATCAATTACCGAACTATCGTTCAAACACGACAAGGGTTATATTTTGCCGGTAGAGATGGTTTTTATTTTACTGACGGGTATGATATTAAATGTATCAGTAGAGAAAAGATTGATGAAACATACAGGGATATTATATTAACGCAAGCTAGAATTAATAATCTTAATGCCGCTTATAATTCAATAGAACAAAAAGTTTATTTTTCTGCGCAGCTTGCTGCTGACAATGATATAATTTTTTCTTATGATGAAATCCATGAAGCTTGGACCACTATCACCGGGCAGACAGATTTTATACCTACTGCCATGACTTCTATCGGTAGTCAATTTTTACGTGGAGATGATGAAGGATATATCTATGTATTTGATAATGACGCCTCAACCGATATGGTCCGAGAGGTCGGAGTAGATGTTACAACATGGGGTGAAGAAGCTATAGTGTATACTTTCAAACACATAGCCTTGAATTTTGGAGAATTTGACACTAAAAAATGGGTTAATAAAGTTACATTACAACTTAGAGATGAAACGGGGCAACACGTTAAAATTGAATCGTATGATGAAGATTCCTTGGCTCCAGTTGAATTAAAGCCAATAACTTCCGTTGGCCTTTTAGCATGGGGAGAATCTGGGACGTCGTGGGGCTCAACAGGACTTACTTGGGGTCGAAGCCACATTGTCTCTAAGACGCGAAGATTCCCGGCCGGGCATTTACGTACAAGATTTAAACAATTAAATTTAACGAATCAAGATGATGCCGTTATCCAATGCTCAGATGATGTCGGTGTGGGATATGTAGATGCAGCCGCTAAAACAATCAGGATAGGGACTTTGGCTTCTGCTATATCAAATGCGAATAATCTTAAAATATATCTTAACGCCCATTATAATGATTATGGGTCTGGTACAGAGGAGCACGTAGCGCAACAAACTAATGTGACAACGGATGATGCGACTGATTTATCTAGTTTAATTACTCTTGTCTCAGCACTTGTATCTTCATATGATAGCCATGATGCTGATGCAGAATTGGAGATAGGCTGGTCGTACCACCAAGATCAAGAGAGTAGTGACTATTCTCTTTCTTCGGTTGCTGCTCCTACAGATTTAGACGATTGTCTTGACAGACTTGCTGATTTAAAAGAGAAATTTAATAAGCATATTATTGACGGAGACGCCCATACAAACGGTGATAGTTTATATTTTATATGGACAGGATCTTTTTGGGATGATAAAATTGTGAACTACCGCATAATATTAGCCAATTCAGTGGGCGGTTATAATACTGAATTTACTGTTACTTTTCGTGATTCTGACATAAGAATTACAGTATCAGATAGCGGAGGCAATCTTATTGATGGCTCTCAGGCATGGGAAGTAATTGGATATAAGAAAAATGAAGTTTTAGATTTACAAGCGTTAACATATACGTATACACCCCTGTCAGACAGAGGTGGGTATTACAAAACCTCTGAAGCTGAAGGTAATGAATAATGCCAGTAAAATCATTACGTAAGATGAAATTAGATAAATATGTTCTTGAAAGTGATACAAGGGAGAATTTTGAATCAATTGAAGAATATATAAATAATGAAGTGATGGGTAAAGCGTATTGGAATTTTGCAGAAATTGAAATAGACGGTACTTTTACAGCCAATAACCCGTATAAATTCAAACACAATTCAAGTTTTATTCCAAAAGATATCTTAATTACCAGTACGAAAAAACTTATAACAGAAAGTAGTGTTGGAACTATAGGGGTGTTGTACGACGAAATAGACGAAGATCATATATATTTTACCTGTACGACTCCGGGTGCTGTTGTACGTTTTTTCTTCGGGACTTTTCAGGAAGTAAAAAGATGAAAAAAACACTTGACAAATTGGCTAAAATATGGTATAATAAAAGTAAGGGATTATATTAATGGCAGTTACACTTTCTCAAATAAGACAAAGAGTTAAAGATCTAGTTGATGCCGAAAGCGCAGATTTTGTTACCGATAATGAAATTGATCGATACATCAATGCCGGTATTAAAAAATGTGAGGCCTGGATACATAAACTTAACGAAGATTATTATAAAAAAGACTATACTATGACATTGGTTAATGGAACAGCTGAGTATTCGTTACCTGGTGATATATATGCTCAAAAGATCCGTAGGGTGATGTGGGACGATGGTTCTGATATATATGAAGTTCTGCCATTAAAAGATGAAGAAATACCCTATGTTGAAGATACCGATCCTTTTAAATATAGACTAGTATTCAATAATTCAAATGCAAAAGTATTCAAATTATACCCAACACCAGATGAAAACGACAGTTCTTCAATGATTATGACATATATTAAAGATGCTGCATCTTTATCAAGTGACTCAGATGAAACTGATGTCCCTGAATTTTCACAGGTAATTATAGATTTTGCTCGTTATCGAATCCTACAAAAAGAGATAACAAATCCTATGTTGGCAGATGTGAAAACCGATCTTAGAGAATCTATAGATTTAATGGTGTCTACATTACAGCAATCTGTCCCGGATGGAAATAACGAGATAGAATTAGGTGATGACATATATGATGATTTTTATCGTAATTTTTACTTGTAATAAGGAGCTTAGTTAATGGGTATTTTTAGTTCAGTTGCTGGAGCGTTATTCGGTGGATCAAATGTAAATATACCGAATGTACCACGTCCGACAGATCCAAAATTTATGGGTTTAACTGACAAATCAGGGCAATTACAGTCTCAATATAGCCTGAGACAACAGCCAAGAGGAGAATTTGAACAAAGACTTCGTGAACAAGCCCTTGCAGCAGGGCCAACTATATCAGCACAGAGAAATGCTGCAATGGCTGGAAGGTTAGCCCAATCACAGTATCAGCAAGGTGTGTCTAATATAGCACAGGGCGGAGGTATTGGGGGTGGTTCAAGAGAGCGGCTTGCTAAACAAGCTGCCTTACAGGGCATGTTAGGCCGTCAAAGGGCATTTGCCGGCGGAGAACAAGAAAAGCTAGGGCTGCAACAGGGGCTTGCACGCCAAGAATTCGGAGAGCGCGCTGCCGATGTTCAAGCTTTGATTCAAAATAGACAATTACAAAATCAATTTAATTTAGATCAATATAAAGCGAAACTAGCAGAATATGCGGGAGCACAGCAGGGAAGACAGCAAATGGAACTCGCTAAAGCACAAAGAGGACAGCAGCTATTTGGTAGTTTACTTGGCGCAGGCGCAACACTTGGCGCAGGTTATCTATCAGGAGGGCTGGTATAATGCCTTTTACTTCTAGTAAACAGGCAAGATTTTTAGCAATCAATCATCCTGAAGTGTTTAAGAAATTTATTAAACATTCTGGCGGTAAGGTCAAGATAAAGAAGAATGAGGCTAATTTCAGTAGAGGAAAAAATAATGGCTAATGAAAAATCAAGATTCAAATCTCCTGAATTTTTGGGCGGTGCACTTGGTGGACTTGCTGGAGCATTAAAAGGGATATTTGTCGATCAACCCGCATACGAATCTGCTGTTGCAAGCAGAGCTATTGAAGCAAGATTCGCCCCATTACAAGGAAGAGCGAGCCCCTCTTTTTCTGATATTAGAAAACCAGATACCATGCAATCAGCGTTAGATTTTGGTTTGACAGGGATTGCAACAGGGCGAAAAATATCAGAAGCTAGAAAAGGCGAAGCGTTATTCAATAAATTAGAGGCTGAGAAAAAGGCAAGATTTGATAAATTGTTGGAATTATATGAGAAATCAAAAGCAAGTCAAAAACATCAAGCAATGCAAAGTACAGCTGAATCATTTGGTGTTTACGGACCAATGAGTGCGGAATTTCTTGGACAGCAGACACCGGCAAGTTTACGAGATATAGCAGCTCGACAAGCGTTTACATCGGCAATGCAAAAGCCTGATTATCTAAATCCTATGGGTGTTACAGCAGCAGATTTTGAAAATTACCTACAGAGAATGCGCACACTGCCTTCATTTGCAGGGGGAGATTAATGCCTAACGATCAACAAATACAAGATGCGGAGATGAAGAAAGTCATCCAACAACTAAAACAAAAACAAACTTTAGAAAAAATAGCTAATGATGAGAGTTCCCCTGATACTGCGACCATAGCAAGAGATATTATAAAAGGGCTAAGACAAAGTGGACGGGAAGATGCGACAAGTCAATTAATACAATCACTACGTCAGCCGAGAGAGTCACAGGTTGATTTAAGGCCGTTATTTGCTCTGGCAAGTCCGAATGTAGGTCAAAGATTATTACAGGCAACATCTGCCCCATCAACCATGACACCACAAGAACAAAGATTAGCTAAAGCATCGGAATTAGAGATGTTGACAAAAAAGTTAAGAAGCCAGGCTGCCGAATCCAGAATTAAAAGAGAAGAGAGAGTAGAGTTAAAAGATCGATCAACTTTTGAAAAAGCGTATGATCAGGCTGGTGGTTTCGGGCGCGGTAGTAAAGTACAAAGAGATCTTAAAGAGCAAAGCAACCTATTATCCGATGCCGTAGATATGATAAACGATATTAGTGTTCGTGGGGATGCGTTAACTCCACAGGTAGCAAGAGACTTTTCTCAATTAATGTCTCGATCAATATCTGGTGGTTCTCCTGCTATCCAGTTAGTAGAGGCTACTATCATGAAGAATCTTTCAGGTAGTGCTAAAGAAATGTTCCAATATCTTACCGGAACTCCTACGGAAAATTATCTCGGAGAAGAGGCTTTTGAGGAATTAAAACAGCAATTTGGGAGATTATATAAACAAAAATTAACGCATTTTGCTGAGAATGTAGCAAGACAAAGAAATAAAGTTCGTCATATTAATCCTGAATATCTCAAACAATTTGATGATGAATATGGGTATCTCTATGATATTTCTCCAACTGGCCAGGCGATATATAAAGAATTCGGCGGATACGGTTCAAGAAATAATGTATCTTTTAATGAAAGACGAGATATGGAATATAAACCGTCTACAGAATTTTCTATTGAAGATATAAAAGTGGAATTATTACGTAGAGGGTTAATGTAATGCCACGTACATTAAGTGATCTATCTAATGAAGAATTGATGGAATTAAATGCCTCGGCTGAGCAGATTCAAGAGAAAGCTATGGATGCTGCTGAACCATCAAGGAAAATATCTCAATTATCAGATGAGGAATTACTTAAATTAGCGTCAGGTAAAGACGACAAACCGAGTATCGGCGAAACTATCGTTGATCAAGCCGCACAAGGGCTAGGTTTTGGCTTTTCCGATGAAGTTATGTCTTTTGGAGATGCCCTTGTTGAAAAGTTAAAAGGTAATAAAAAAGATTTTGGAAAATTATACAACGAAGAGTGGCGCCAACGTCAAAAAGAATTAAAAGCTCAAAGAAAGGCACATCCTGGTGCGGCATTAGGTGCCGAAATCTTAGGTGGTATCGCAAATCCACTTAATTTTCTTCTTCCGGGTGTTGGGATAGCAAAAACTGGCGGAACTTTAGCCAGGACATTAGGTAATGTCGCAGTTCGGGCAGCAGCAGAAGGCGCCGTATACGGAGCTGGTGTATCCGGGCAAGGCATTTCTGAAAGATTAAAAGGCGCTGCTATTGGCGGAACTATCGGTGGAGTAGCTGGAAAAACTGGTCAGCTAATAGGCAAAGGGTTAAAGTCTGTAGGGAAGGTACTAACAGAGCCTAAACTCTTTAATGCTGCCGGTATACAGATGTTTAAAGCGTTGAAGCCAAGAGTTAGCAATATGAAATATACTAAAAAATTCTTTAAAGCAGATATACTTAAAGATAAAAACTTTAGTTATGAAGGCCATATCGGAAAACATGTATTGTCTTCTCTAATCGAAGACGGGAAGAAAGCCATAGTAACAATCAAAGGGTTAGATAATGCTCTTGGTGATATGATTACGAAAAGAGTTGATGATGTCAGTAACTTTTTATCTCCTTTAAGTAAGGAATGGGGCCCTATTCAATCCGGGAAAGATATAGCGAAAGGTATCGACAAAATCATAGAAAGTTTTGCAAAAACAGGAAAAGAAGCGCATATACCACATACAGTACCACAGCTAAAACGCATCCAACGTATATTTGCTGCTAATCCAGATAAAACATACAATCTTTTAGATCTTAATTCTCAAAAAACTATGTTTGGAGAGATAGCGTATAAAGCTGGAAAAAAAGAACATGGAGCGTTGTTAGGTACGGTGGAAGCGAATGAAGAAATGAGAAGATATTTTCAAAATTTGGTTGAAGATGCAGTTGAAGTTATTTCTCCAAAATTAAAACAACAGCTCATAGAAAAAAACCAACGATTACACGCTCTTAATTTAGCTAAACGTATAACCGATCATTCTGTTGAAACATCTGGTTTATTGTCAAATGTGTCTAACATGTTAAGCTTGTCTATTGCTGGGACTGCCGTAATGTTGCATCATCCTGTTCTTGCCGGCGGAATATTAGGGGCACAACTTGCCGGTAAAGGATACGGAAGACAAGCAGCCGCAGCCACTTTTACGAAGGCATCACGTTCTCCTAGATTCATAGACATAACACAAAGAAATATCGGTAGAGTAACAAAAGCTGGAGAAAAGTATGGAGTTAAGAGTCTCAGACCCTTTAGCGGTATGAGCGCTCGTTTTATAAATCCAGCATCTTCAAGATATCAAGAATAACAAAAAAGAAGAATGCGGTCGCTATCGCAGTGATAGCTAATAGTCCAAATAACATTGCCATAATTATGTCCTATATATTAAAGGTTTCTCATGTGCATTACACAACGCATTTATTATGCAAATTATCTTATACATTGCAATTTCTACAGTATCTTTTTGAGTCGGAAGTTCGATATCAGGTAGAATTTTTTTAGCTCGTAACAATGCTTCATCCATGTCATTATACATAGTTTTTTCATTTTTAATTTCATTATTTTCCACTTTTATTCCTCCTCTATCTTTTGTGCATAACATTTAACACAAACAGGTTTCCCTTCATGGAACATCCATTTTTTCGATTCAAATAGTATCTCAGTACCACATATAGTACAAGTTACAATAGTCCTTGTTTTCATTTTTTTCCAACTCATTTATTTTTTCTCCGTAGATATTTAATGTTATATCTTCCTCTCTCTAAAAATTTTAATTTTTTATACAAAGCTTTTTCTAAATCCGTAGCTTTACCTTCTTTTATGATTTTATTTAATTTAAGGATTCGACTATACCGTACAAGTTTTTTAGCTTTTCTATTTTTAGGGGCAAAAGATGTTTTTAAACCGGCGAAATATGTCTTTCTTTTTATATTGTTTTTCTCAGCTGCTTCTTTAAGATCAACTCTACAGATAGTCCCGTGTTCTGTTACAGTTAAAAATTTTTCAATGAAGTTAAACATAGGTTTATATTTATGCGTTTTTTTCCACTTATTATAGCCTTTATCTGGTATGAATAGGCCGTATTTTTTGATGAATTTCATACTTATTTTCCCCCATAATACATTTTAACAATTCAAGACTTTGTGTATTAATAACATCTTGCCATTTATCTACTTCGTGTATCAATACCCAATTAAACCATAATGAGACGCCTAATAAGAATATAATAAAATATTTTATCATAGCTCACCCACGTATTCGTAAAGAGATTTTTGTACTACTTTGCCCAGAGGGGCGTAGTCTCTACTATAGTATAATTTATGTCTTTCAGGACTATAATAAAGATAAATCGTTGGTGTTATTTTCATACCATCAGTCTTATACATTAGTCTATTATCTTTGCCTTTACTAAAAACTCTTTTATTGACATCTTTCTCTACGTGATACCCGGCTGTTTCCCAAATTTCACAAATTTTTTTACCATATAATAAATTTATCAAAAATCCTTTTGCTTTATTCAATCTTTTTTTCATGCTTTTTATCATCTAACACCTGTCCTTTCAATCCTTTTTTCAGGATTCTATCGCCGACTCTTTTACTGAATGATACGCCATCTAGTAGTTGTTGCTTAGTACACCCATTAAATTTTCTTCCGTGGGCAGTATACTCGGCATTATGTGAGCCGGGGAAAAATGTATCATAATGTAATTGTGTGTAATGTATTTCCATCGGCTTATTACATTTCGGGCAAAGGGGAAAATCCCCCATCTCAAGATATGCCTCCCCCATTATTTTACATTCCCAACAAATATAATCATGAAGTCTTTTCATTTCTTTTTCCTTTTTTAAACTTTTTCTTTTCTTCTTTTTCTTTTTCCCGAGCTTTACAAACCGGACAATTTGAAAAGTCAGGCTCTTGTATACCCGCCACTTCAAATATTTCATCAAATTTTAGTTCTTTCTTAAGATAAATGATTGTTTTTTTATGCTCTTCGATTGTATCTTTTATAACCTGATTATCAGGCATTGTCTTAAGTTTTTTAATTAAGTCATTTTTTGACTTTATAACTCTATTTAGTTTAATTAATCCTGCTGCGAGATCCATAATTTTCCTCCTTTATTTTTTCTTTTCGTAGGTTCTTAATCCGGCATATATGCCTAAATATCCAGCACAAATTTTTACAATCAACTCATCCATTTCTACAATCCCTAACCCCATAGCCATTATAACCAGAAAAGCCAGCAAAGAAATTACTGGGCGGATACTTTTCGTAAACGTATTTCCATTTGTTTGTATGGCTATCTCCATTTTTGCCTGCGCATCAATCGATTTACTTTGTAACTCCATCATTTTTGTTGAAACTTTCGCTTCAATTTCAGCTAGTTTGTTTTGTAAAACCCCCCTTTCTTCATCAGAGACATGTACTTCATCTACAATTTTAGCTATAGGAGTAAAGATATCTCCAAGAAAATTAAATATACTCATTTATTCCCCCTGTTTTTTCCATGTAGTTTCTTATGGCATTCGGGACAAAGCGTTACTAGTTTATCAGGATTACATATTAATTCTTTTCTCAGGTATTTTATAATTTTACCCCAATTGATACTACAATCTTTGTGATGTACCTGTACTTTAAATTCTTTTCCTTTGGCTTTGGATTGCTTCCGTCCACAGCTCTGACAGGTGTATTTATCTCGTTTAAGAGCAGCGGCCCTTTCTCTACTTTTTAACCATAGCCGGCGTAAAACATTACGTATCTCACTATCTACAGTTTGCCAAGTTTTATACTTCCTTCTTTTTGCCATTTACTATCTCACAAATCATTAATTTGATATATTTTTTTTTCAGCGTCCCAATACAGTAATTCATCTTCTAAAGGCTCACCACAACGGGAATATGTAGAATTAAGATAACGTAAATCTCCATCTCTTCCAAGAATTAGTATATTATCCATTTCTCCGGCTATACCCATACTTCCCATAATCCGAGTTAAAGAGGGTGTAGCTTTTGTTGCAAAAACTTCATCAAGATTACTTGACTTTTTGTTACCGCCTTTATTCATATGATGTATATACATAATATGGGAACCAAATTTTCTAACAATTTCAGTTACTTGTTGTAATGTCTCAATCATTGTATTATAATCATTAATGTCATTTGTCCTTAACACCTTAAACATTGTATCAACGACAATTAAAGAAGGACGAATTTTATCACAAATAAAATGTATTGCATCTTTAAATGATAACCCGGATATGCGTCCCAAACTCCATAAGATACTATTATCTGTGGCAGCACCCATGTTTATCATGTGTTGTTTAATCAAAGCAGGGTGATCTTCTACAGAAATATAAAACACTAGCCCCTGTCTTACCTTTCTTTTAAAAATCCTACTCCCTTGAGATACTGCAAAAGCCATTTGTCGTGCCAATATTGATTTACCTGTTTTAGGCTCTGCAACTACAAGAGAGGATCCTCCCTGCAAAAGTAATCCATCGACTAACCAATCTAATTTTAATGATTTATCATTGATTAACTCTTCATGCGTTTTCACATCGGGGAAATGTTTTCTTATTTCAGCTATCATGTCTTTATTATCGTCTTGTTGTATTGCCGAACCTAAAACAAGTTCATCTAATGTTACAATTTTAGACATTATTTTCCTTCATAAGTATTCTTGGCTATTGTTAAATGGTATGTAGGGGCCTGTTCATGCTCGCTGTCTACCTCAAACAAGAAAAAATTAACTAGATCATTATCAATAATTTCCTCAGTTTCTTTAAATTCTTTTAGGAAATTTCTTAGCTCGCCAAATGTTACGTTATTTGACACATAAAATTTATTACCCTTTTTAGTTTTTTTTTGCCATAGCCCTACTAAATTATTTGATCGTCTACTTTTACTCATAATTCCTCCATTATTTAGTTATAAACTTTATTCCAAACTTCATCTCTAATATTATCCATGTTTATTCCTCTATTATTTAATCATAAACTCTATCCCAAACTTCCCTCCTGACTTTATTCCCAACTTTACTCCAGATTTTATCTTCGACTTTATCCATGATTTCATTCACGACTTCATCTCTGACTTTCCTCCCGACTTTATTCACGACTTTATCCATAACTTCATTCCAGACTTTATTCTTGACTTTATTATAGGCTTCATTCCAGATTTTATTTTTAATAGTATTATCCATATTCATTCCTTGAAATAACTGCAAAATACATACTTTGACACAACCCCGGTATGTATAATAGTATCTATATGACTTATTTCAGATACTAGTCCAATTACATTTCCATATTTATCTATTACCATACTCCCAGAATTTCCAAAGTCGACAGCGCCTATCATATGTATCATATCAGAAGAATCCGTCAAACCAGTATTAAATAAAGTCTTTATTGTTGCTTTTCTTACTGCTCTCGGATATCCGAGTACAAAATAAAACAAAGAATTATGAGCCACTGAACAATCTAGTTTTAGGATGTTAATACCAGAATTTTCTATTGTTAGAATCACATAATCTTTATCCTTATCAATTTTATCCAAAGTAATAACTTTTAATTTTTTATTTTTTTCAGTCGTTACCTCTATTAATTCCATGCTATGTGGAATACAATGTGCCGCCGTAATAACTTTATTTTTGTTAATGATAAATCCTGAACAGCTCGCTTCTTTATTTTTTATTTTAACCGCTGCTTCTCTAAAGCTCATTTCGGGAAACCATTTATAAATCTGTTTATTAGTTCGTTTCTTGAGCAATATTGCACTTTCTCCGGCATTCGCTGTTTTACTGATTAATATTAGACAAATACATAATAGCATAATAAATGGTAAAATAAACTGGATAAAAAAATTTACGCTAGTTTTTAAAAAATTTAAAATCATAATTTCTCCTTTGTTAATCCTTAAAACAGTTCTTCTAATTCTTCATCCTGTATTGTTTTATCTTTTACGGGTTTTTTAAATTTTTTATCTATTGGTTTTGTTTTTTTAGTATCCATTTTATCGGCACGACCTACTGCAGTTTCCCCATCATCATCCTCGGCTTTTAGTACAAAATAAGATGTAAGAAGGTATCTTCTTGCATAAGTTATTGCTCCGCCTAGTTTTTGCATATCTTCTGTCGGAGGAAGTTTGAGGTTAAAAGTTACTATGTCATCCAGCTCAGTATCTATCAATTGGGTCACAACTAAATCACCGATAATAGGCTGTACCATAACTATACCATATTTTTTAAGCACAGGCTCAATTAAATCAATATGGGTATTTAAGTCTGCATACCTGCTTTGAAAATATGGATTCTCAGCATTTTTAAGAACAACTCCGCCAATTTCCTCTTTGATTTTTGCTAATTTTTTGTAAAATTCAACTCGTTTTGATACTTCTTTACTCATAATTCCTCCGTTATTTGGTCATAAACTTTATTCCCGACTTTGTCCCAGACTTTATCTTTGACTTTATCCCAGACTTCATTCCAGACTTTATCATAGAGTTCACCCTTGACTTCATCTAAAACTTTCCTCTCGACTTCATCCTCAACTTCATCATAAACGCTATCCCCGACTTTGTCCCAAACTTTATCTCTAATACTATCCATGTTTATTCCTCTGTTTCATCCCAAACTTCCCTCCTGACTAAGGTATTGAGGACATTAGCCCCGACTTTACTCCAAACTCTATCCTCGACTTTATCCAGGATTTCATTCATGACTTCATCCCAGACTTTATCCCCGACTTTATCCCGGACGCTATCCTGTATTCCACCCCAGACTTCATTTTTAATATTATCCATGTTTATTCCTCTTTCTTTTCACGATATTCAAATTCATATTCATATTTATCAAAAATATAATTAATTTGATACTCAGCATTTTCTTCTGGCTTAATTTGTTTCATCACAGGAATTAATATTTCTTTAACTTCTTCTTTAGTATACCCCTGCGCTTTCATATCCATTATGGATAAAATAAATTCATAATGCCTTTGTCCAGTTGTCGCCCCTTCTTCTATAAAAGTTTGTGTTCGTGTGGAAATTCTTCCTTTTTCTCCTCCCAGATATTTTTTTCGTTCCGGCAATTTATCTTCACTGTGCCGTATCTCAGATAATTTTCTAAATCCCGGCATAACAGCAGCTTTATTACAAGGAAAAAAGAATCTGGCAGGGTCCTTACAACTCGGGTCTGCATTACAAAGTACATTATTGCAAGAACCCGCCAGCGATACCCACGTCGCCTTATAGTTGGAGGGGTTTAGAATCGGCGACATGAGAGGGAATATAACTCGGTATCTGTCTGCTATAATACCCTCTTTATCTTTTTGATGATTGGTCGACGTCCCTATCACGCATGAAAACCCTAAATATTTTAACCGTTGTATGGCGGTTCGGAGAGTTAAAGAATCATCAATGTCAAATGCCATGAAATATGCCTTAATAAAATTTTCATTATTCCTATAATTATTTTTAAATATGCCGGCAGACCACGTATATGTTGTTATCAATTCTAAAAACTGCTTCTTTGATTCAATTTTTATTAACTCTCCATGCACGGCTTTTGCTCCTGCAGTTTGTTTATTCATCTTAGTTATGTCTGATTTAGGAAATATTGTTATATACATCTTTACTATGCACCCCTTACTATAATATACCATAATTTTTTTTATTTGTCAAGCTTTTTTTTAAAACAATCTGGTTTTTTTGAAAAGATGCTTATTGGAGCCTGTTTATTCCCCCACCATTTATGCGCTTTCTTAACTTCTTCATCTGTTAGAGCATAAAAACATTCTTTCCCTTTTTTACATTTTTCCCAAAAAGTACAAAAAGTCATATCTCTATAACATATCATAACTCCTCCAAATTTATCTCCTTAATACTTGACTATAAAGCCTACCCCAGACTTTAATTCTAGTTTCATCCCAGACTTTATCCCAGACTTCGTCACAGACTTTACCCTTGACTTTATCTCTGACTTTTCTCTCGGTTTCATCCCAGACTTTATCTCTGACTTTATCTCTGATTTCATCCCAAACTTTATTCCTGACTTTATCTCTAATATTACCCATACTTATTCCTCTGTTGAATCTTCGATTTCTCCCCAGACTAAATTCCAAACTTTATTCCAGACTTTATCTTCGACTTCATCTCCGATTTCATTCTGGATTCGGCTATGAACTTTATCACAGACTTTGTTCCCGACTTTATCATAAACTTTATCCCAGACTTTATTTCTAATTTTATCTTTGACTTCATCAAAGATTTTGGTTCTAATATTATTAATCATAATTTCTCCATTGTTTGATCACGAACTTCATCTCTGACTTTCCTCCCGACTTTATTCTTTGACATTCTCCCAGATTTTATCTTTGATTTCATCTTTAGTTTTATCCCAGATTTTATACCAAGTATTGTTCCCAACTCTATCCTCGACTTTACCATAGACTTCATCTTTAATATTATCAATCATAATTTCTCCATTGTTTGATCACGAACTTCATCTCTGACTTTCCTCCCGACTTTATTTCTGATTTTATCCCAAACTTCATCTCTGACTTTATTCCAGACTTTATTCACGATTTCATTCCTGACTTCGCCCCAGACTTTACTTCTGACTTTACCACAGACTTTATTCTCGACTTTATCTAAAATTTTTTTCCGAATTTCATTCCAAACTTTACTCCAGACTTTATCATAGACTCTCTCCTCGATTTTACCATAGACTTCATCTCTAATATTATCCATATTATAACCCTTTGATTAAATAAAATAATTTAACTATCAACCTAAAAATCTCTTCGGCTTCTTTCATTTCATTTTTTGTAAATTTAAAACATTCGATCAATCCCGGCTCTGTACTAGAAATTGCTATGATTTCAGCTTTTTCTCGTTGTGTTGTAATGTTATATCCTGCCAATTGCCATTTCCAAGAAGGATAACAGATAAATTTATGTTTATTAGTTTTTTGTGTTTTAAAATCTCGTATCGTCTTATCATCAAGATTGTCAATAGTTCCAGCAATTTTTAAATTATCTACGTTTATTATGATTGATTGTTCACTTTCTCCTTTTATATTATTCTTTATTATGTATTCATACACTGGCTCTACATAAGCTTTAACTGCTCCGTCCATAATTAATTCTTCTCCAGCTTTTGCTTTGAGGAAACGCTCAACATGGTTATGGATTTTAGTTCCGAAATTTGCTGCCTTTTCTCCCTCCTCTTTAGATATTTTTTTTAATATAGCTATCGCTTCTTTTTCTTCTTTTTTCAATGCCCATACATTTTTATATGCTGCTTTTAAAGCTTCGACTACAAAATAATTTACTAAAGCCGGCTTACTAATTAAATCCAAAACGGTAGTAACGCTTGGGATATATTTATGTTTTTTGGCATCCCTTATAGTAGGTTCACGTTCTTTACCATTAGCTCCGATAACAGTTTTTACAAATTCTCCTTGTTGTGTATACCACCGCATGTTCCCTCCATTGTTTGATCACGAACTTTATTCCTGACTTTGTCCCGGACTCCCTTCCAGACTTCATCCCCGACTTTATCCCCGACTTTATTTCTGATTTTATCCCAAACTTCATCTCTGACTTCATCCCAAACTTTACTCTCGACTTTATATGAAATTTTTCTCCAAACTTCATCCCAGACTTCGTCACAGACTCTATCTTTGACTTTATCTCTAATATTATCGATCATAATTTCTCCATTGTTTGATCACGAACTTCATTCCAGACTTTATCATAGACTTTATCCGTAACTTTATCACAGACTTTATCATAGACTTTATCCCTGACTTTATCATAGACTTTACGATTAACATTACCTATTAAAATATTTTTTTGCATCATTCAACCTCCTCCTGAAAATTTTCACTGCAAAAAGATATCGCTTCCTTTGCTGGAACTTCTATCTCAACCAAATTTTTAACACAATAATACCTTGTACGTTTTATGTTACGAGTTGTGAAACACCCCATAAAAAATAAACCAATTAAAATAACTATTTTATGCATCTATCTCTCCTTTGTTTAATCATAAACTCTATCCCTGACCTCACTCCCGACTTCTCTCCAGACTTTACTCCAGACTCCACCCTCGACTTCGCCCCAGACTTTACTTCTGACTTTACTCTCGACTTTATATGAAATTTTTCTCCAAACTTTATCCCAAACTTCACTTTTGACTTTATTTTCAATATTATCCATTATCTTTTTTGTCATTTCTTTGTCCATCAACCCTTCCTTTTTTTAAAATAATTAAATATTTTTTTAATTTTTCATAATATATTTTACGGTAATTACTAGTATAACTATGATATCTCGTAAACCATTGAAACACCCCCTGACTTTTTGTATTGTATTTTTGTTTTAAATCATATAATATAAGACAAGTATTATGAACAGCATAGTCTACATCTGTTAGCTGTTTCCCTAAATCAAAACCATAATGTTTCATATTTATAATATTTATTTGCCCTATACCAAAGTCGTTACTTTTATAATTGACAGCTTTTACATTAAAATTTGATTCGACTTTTAATATTGCAACAATTATTTCCCAATCCACATCAAATTTACGCGAATATTTATCAATAATAGCTGATAGTTTTTTAATATAAGCTATATTTAATCCCGGTTGCAATAATGTTATCCCTTTTTCAATAACAGTATTATTAAGATAAGCATTGCACGCCATACTTAACATAAATAACAATAATATAAAACGTATAATCATAACATTCCTCACAGCCCCGACCAAAAACTAACCGGGGCTGGTTTAATAATTCGTCAATCAATCTACCATTTCTCTTGCTTCTTCCGCGAAATGATCATACTCTTTCAAAGATGTTATAACATAGTAACCCGGCCTTATGTCAATCTCAGGATGCTGGTCATGTTTTATTTTGGTATCCTTTGTAGCAGCGAGAAACATATGATTTTTTTCATCAAGATACAATATTCCCTCACTGACAACATGCGCATGGCCGGAGGCTGTGCCTAATTTTATAATGGGGCTGGCTTGTTTTTTACACCCCTCTGGTATCTCTTTGATCTTATTGAATTTTATATCGCCTTGCTGATCAAGTTTTTCATCTAAATATTCTACTCCCGGTATTTTGTTTCGTACATTAATCATAATTCCTCCATTGTTTGGTTATAAATATTATCCATTTTTTAAAATAATTAAATATCTTTTTAGTTTCTCGTATGTTTGATCACGAACTTTATCCCTGACTTTATCCACGACTTCATTTCTGACTACATCCCAGACTTCGTCACAGACGTTACTCCTGACTTTGTCCCGGACTCCCATCCAGACTTTATCCCAGACTTTATCATAGACTTCATCCCAGACTTTATCCCAGACTTCGTCATAGACTTTACCCTTGACTTTATCTCTGACTTTTCTCTCGGTTTCATTCCAGACTTTATCCCCGACTTTACTTCTGACTTTATCTTTAATATTGGTCATGTCCTTACTCTCGGCGTATCGTATATTTCTTGATCAAGCCTCCACGCAAGCGCTGCTTTACACGTAGTTACTTCTGGAGCAACTCCTTCAATAATCCACTTTTTCGCGGCAGCATCCCACATCTTAAGATAAGGTCTGACTCTCGTATCGTCTATATTAACATTGTATAAAGTATACTGATCTCCGCTTAATTCATCTATCATTGTATCTAAAATTTCTGGTTTCAATATTTCAATTATTAAAGATACACCAAGTTTTGCAACTATTTCCCGCCTCTGATCAACATTTACAATCGATAAGATATCTTTCTTAGTAAATTTTTTACGCTCCTTAATCACCAATGTGGGGTCGGAAAACCGCACGCCGTTCAAAGCATATACACACGTGCCGTCATCATATACTAACGCCGGGCCTCCGTCTCTATGTAGCTCGCCGCTACTATTTAAAAAAATTTCTTTGGGCTTGGTCGATACGACACAAACATCGTCGAAAGGATATATTAAGCCAAGCTTGGTTGTATTCTTCCAAATTGTAAAACGCTTACTTAATTCATTCCCGAAATTAATTTTACATTCAGTTTGGAAAAAATCATAAAATGCAATTGGGCTACTGAAAAAAGAGCCGTCCAAGTAAGGCCAAATAATTTGCTCTTTTGTAGACCAGAGCTTAATTTGCTGGGCGGTTAGATTTTCAGGAGATTTATGATTTTTAATCCTCATCACCATAGCCCATGCATGCAAAGGGCCCTTTGCAATATAGATTTTTTTCGGCAACGGCTGTATTAAAATAGTACTGTAAAGATCATTAATAATCTTCTTTGTCTCAACTACTCCTACCTGTTTAGTTGATAACCCAATCTTAATCCATTTTTCTCGATAAGCCCCTAATAATTCTTCTTGCTTTTTTGTCAATTTCTCAATCATAATTCCTCCATTGTTTGGTTATAAATATTATCCATTTTTTAAAATAATTAAATATCTTTTTAGTTTTTCGTATGTTTGATCACGAACTTTATCCCTGACTTTATCTACGACTTCATCCCTGACTACATCCCAAACTTCGTCACAGACGTTATTCCTGACTTTGTCCCAGACTCCCATCCAGACTTTATCCCAGACTTTATCATAGACTTCATCCCAGACTTCCCTCTTGACTTTATCCCCGACTTTACTCCAGACTTTATCTTTGACTTTATCTCTAATATTATTAATCATAATTTCTCCATTGTTTGATCACGAACTTCATCCTTGACTTTATCATAGACTTTATCCATAACTTCATTCCAGACTTTATCATAGACTTCATCTCTGACTTTCCTCCCGACTTTATTCTTGACTTCATTCCTGACTTTACCCCAGACTTTACTTCTAATTTTATCTTTGACTTCATCAAAGATTTTGGTTCTAATATTATTAATCATAATTTCTCCATTGTTTGATCACGAACTTCATCTCTGACTTTCCTCCCGACTTTATTCTT